TGAGTAATGCTAGAATAGAGAAAACACTATGGCCTTAATCGATAGAGCCATAATTGGAGCCAGCGTAGCCTTTCTGAACAGTAAGGAGTACGTATCTGGCGCAACAGTAGCGCCGAACTCCATCCAGGTTGACCCAATTGTATCCGGAACCGACTATTCACACCTGTTTGAGAATGGGCAGAGCAATTCGTACTCCCTGCCAATCTCCAACTTGTCAAAACTCAACTCATTCACCATAGAACTATACACCTTCTACTCGTTTGCTTCTTCTGGGGATGTCGCCAAGTTCGGAGCCTCTTCCTTTATCACGGCAGATCCGCTAGGGTTTTTAACGTTCACTCTGCCATACTCAACGCCAAAGGTCGTTAGGGTTGATTATGACCCAGACCAGGCCACACAGATTTCTGTGTCTATGTCTACCGTTTCGTATCGTATTATGATTAATGGTGCGACTAGGGCAGAGGGCCCTATTTCCAATCTAGCCTTCCAGGCGAAGACCACCATTGATTTTGCTAGCGTAACCGGAGCATCAATTGTTATTGGTGCTGTGCTGTTCTATGAAGCCGTTTCTCAGTACCAGAGCGTTCAGTCAAATCTTCTAGAGGCCTTTGTGTCTGGACCAGATGCGGAACTATGGATGGATGGAACGATCTCTGAGATTACCGACACAAGTCAGACGTATGTCGCTGCTATGAGCGTACCGGGAACCACCAGTTGGGACTCCTTCTCTGGATCAAATGTATTGCTCTCCTCAACAGACTTCGGGCTAAAGATTTCATCAACTGAGCAGTATGACTCCTCTAACAACTCATTCATCCTGCCTAACGTTGGTGACTACTGCTTGCAGAACTCTGGAACCATTAAGCATCGAATCCCTTCATTTACGACCGGGGCCGCTAGAGGCATTCTTTATCTAAAGAGTCTAAGGAATGGAATCGATGAGTTCGCAATCGTAGTTAATTCTTCAAATCAGGTACAGGCCTACAGAAAGCAGTTTGCTGTAGACGTAAACGGAAACGAAATCTCTGCGTTTGCAACCTATGGTTCAGCAAGTACGGCGCTAACAAATGGCGCAGAGTTGCACTATGGATTTGGGTGGCAAGACGGACAGTTCTACCTATTAAATAACACTTCTTCGTCAAACCAACTAGACCTGCCAGACTTCAACCCAAAGGACTATACCGCAATCTTTGGTGGACCACTCGTTGATGGAGTGATAAATGTGGCATCATATTTTGCCAGCAGAGGGGCCTGGACCTCAGAACTCAGAGCCTTTAATTCATATGACGTAGTGACATCTGCCACTGAGTATGGAAACCACACGTTCTTTTCTGCATCAACCGAGGACATGCCGGTTAGGGCAGAGGGCTCGGTTACATTTGAAATGCCACTTTTTGGCAAGGTGAGGAAGCCATATATGCTTATAGACGGAAAGCCAAATGGAACGGTAACCGAGCAGGTGCTAGTATGATTTTTACCTCAAGTTCCATTGTCCATGCAGCAGATTACTCTTCTACCCCGGCAGTGTGGAAGGTGACAATCCCGCTTAGATCTAGATACGATGGAGACACCAATCAAATTAGAGGAATTCAGGCCAGGGCGCTAAGTGCTGAGACAAATGACATTTCGTCAACAAGTGGCCCACATGACGTATCAAGCGCAACTACAGTGGTGTCTCCTCGCTACAGGTCTAGACTTATGCATTCAATCATTGGTGGGGCACAGATATCTGGGGCCATTAAGTTTGGAACAGAACCAATCAATTATGGGTCGCAGGATGTTGGAGTCACTAACCAGGCCGTTGTCGGATCGGTAACGATGATGATTAAGCCGTCGTCATCGAACCTTACTATTTCCGCTGGAGGAAGTTCCGCTGTCATCCTTTTAGCCTCAGGCGTCTACACAATTGCCGGAACTGGGTTCTCTGCATATCTGAATGGTGAGCCCTGGCTTACTTCTGGAACAACGGCTCAGACGCAAAGAAGATTTCCCTTCCCTAGGCTTCTAACCATCGTATTTACGTCTACACAGGTTGCCCCAGTAACCGTCAACGGAACTGGGGTCCTGGACTTTGTTACTGTATCATCAAGGCAGCCCACGGCATCAGAGGTTCTAACCATATCGGCTCTGGTCTATAGGAAGTCAATTTCGTCAGCAGTTTTGACAGATACGGTCATTACGAACCCATTTAGTGACACACTTGTGTCAGTTCCGCAGACTTGGAACGAAAATCTGTCCTCTTAACGTGATATACTTGTCGCATGGGTACACTAAAGAGAACTCGCCGTAGAGTCGTAGAAGAGGGAATCAATTGGGGCATTTACGTTTGGCAAATGCCTGATAACAACATCCTTGGAGATAAGGATGGAAATGTCCTAAATGTTCCTGCAATTCGTGGTGACATTAGGGCGATGAATGCAATTCGCAGGTTCGTAGAGCAGGAACTAAAGATCCACAGCGGCACGCCAGTATTCCTTGAAGGGGCACAGCCTCTAACGGATATTGAGCATGATGACCAGATGGATCAGTTGATGAATGGATACGTACCTAGCCTAGACGTAGCGTCGCACATTGATGACGCTAAGAGGAAGAAGAGAAATGGCGGTAACTGAGGTACAGGAAGACGAAGAGCGTTTTGAGATTGATGCCTACCTAGATGAGGCAGAGGTTGTCACTCTATCAACGAACGACGACTTCGACATGGATATCTCAAAGGCTAACGTCTCAATTAGCCCTAGCCTAAAGCGTAGAGCAACTAGAATCTCCAAGAAGTATGAATCTGCATCTGGCGTAGAAAGCAAGCGAATTGAGGCAGAGTCCCCAACGGCGTACTCCCTCTTCGATGTCGCTAGGCCACCATACAACCTCAACATGCTCTCGTCGGTGTACGAGCAGAACCAGTGGCAGAATGCGGCGGTAGATGCAAAGACGTACAACACCGTAGCCCTAGGATACAATTTTGTTCCAACCTCTGCGACGATCCAGAGGCTTGATGACCTTGAGGGTAGCGGAGATAAACTTAAGAAGTTCAGAAAGAAGTTAGAGCGAGCCCGTCAGGACCACATGGACTGGCTCGATTCTCTCAACAAAGAGGACACGATCACCGAGATCCTCATTAAGTTGGGCAAGGACTACGAGGCCACAGGAAACGCATACCTTGAGGTAGGTCGAACAACCAATGGGGAAATCGCCTATATTGGTCACATCCCTGCCACCACCATGAGAGTTCGCCGTCAGCGAGACGGATACATTCAAATGGTGAATACAAACAAGGTTGCGTTCTTTAGAAACTTTGGCGACCTAGAGACTGGCGACCCAATCAATAGCGACCCGTACCCACATGAAGTAATCCACTTTAAGAAGTACACGCCAAACAGCGACTACTACGGTGCCCCGGATATCATTTCTGCGATTGGCGCGGTAGTGGGGTCAAAGTTTGCCACCCTATTCAACCTTGATTACTTTGAGAACAAGGCTGTCCCTCGTTACGTCGTTGTCGTTAAGGGCGCAGCCCTTAGCCAGAAGGCTGAGGACGCAATGTACGAGTTCTTCAACGTTAAGTTGAAGGGAAAGAACCACAGGACGCTTTACGTCCCGCTACCTGCTGACGACCCTGAAAAGAAGGTTGAGTTCAAGATCGAGCCGGTAGAGGCTGGAATCCAGGACGCCTCATTCATCAAGTATGAGGATAGCAACAGGGACAAGATCCTTGGCGCAAACCGTACACCGATCTCAAAGATCATGCTGGCCCCAGGAGTCTCCCTTGCAGCGTCTAGGGATGCAGACAAGACGTTCAAGGAGCAGGTAACAAGGCCAGCGCAGGATCTATTCGAGAAGCGAATTAATATGATTATCAAGGAGAAGTCCGACGTATTCCTATTCTCGCTAAATGAATTGTCACTTACTGACGAGGACACTCAGTCAAAGATTGACGAGCGTTATCTCCGCATGCAGGTAATTGTTCCTAATGAGGTTAGGGCTAGAATGGGTCTACCTGGCCTCGATGGTGGAGATAAGGTTGTCGAACTAAAGCCTCAGCAGGCGGCAGACGCAAAGAATACGGCGCAGGGATCTGATGCTCGCGCCAGGGATCGCTCTGCTAATGCAACCGACTCGGCAGGAAATGCAAGAAATGAACAAGGGGCCGGAAGATCTTCTCAATAGTATAATTACTATTCGGACACTTGTGATATACTGACATCAAATGGAAATTATTAAGAGCCATTGGGAGTCCCATGATGGGCAGGTAACGCTTGGCGTTCCGATCACGAAGGTTGATCGTGAGCGTAGAATTGTTTCAGGCTTTGCCACACTAGACAACCTGGATTCTCAGGGAGACATTGTTCTGTCTGAGGCCTCCAAAGACGCTTTTGACAATTTCGCCGGTAATGTGCGAGAAATGCACGATAAGATTGCCGCCGGTAGAGTAGTAAACTTTAGAGAGCAATCGTATTTCGACCCCCAGTCACAGAAGGTCTACACAGGAATCTATGTAGACGTTTATGTTTCTAGGGGTGCAGAATCAACCTGGGAGAAGTGCCTAGATGGTACGCTCGCAGGTTTTTCAATTGGGGGTGTAGTCCCAGAGGGCGGCGCTGAGCAGTTCTTTGACGAGACGCTTGGTAAGTTCGTTAACATTATCAAGAAGTACATCCTAGTTGAATTGTCCCTGGTAGACTCTCCAGCAAATAAACTTGCGAGTGTATTTGCTGTTCAGAAGAGTGATAATGGGGAATCAAATGTTTCCGGCATCGCTGTAGGAGTGGAAACCGTTGACGTTTTCTGGTGTTCCGAAGATAACATTGCTATAATTGGAACAGACACTTGCGACAATTGTGGCGTATCGTGTGAAAAGGTTGGATGGATTGAAAGTAATCTCTCTGACGCAGAAAAGGTACAGGCGATTGCCGGTCTATTAAAGAATACCGCAAAGCCAGCGGTAGAAAAGGAAGAAGGTGTTACAGACATTATGGCTGATGAAACAGTAGAAAAGACAACTGAGGTTGCCGCTGAGGTTTCTGAGGTTACAGAAGACGCAGTTGTTGAGAAGTCTGACACCGCAGACGAGGTAACCGCTGAGGCTACGACCGAAGAGGTTGCAGAAACTACAAGCGAGGCTGCGGTAGAAGAGATTGACTGGCAGGCAGAGTTGAACTCTCTGCGAACGCACATGGAGCAGGTTTCCGGTGCAATTGCCAGCATCACAAAGGCACTTGAGTCAACCACAGAGACCATTGGCAGCATCAATAAGGCTGTCGCAGAAAACGCTAGCAAGGTAGAAGCCCTTGCAGGCGAAATCAACGAGACCGTATCGAAGACCATCGAGACGACCAAGGACGAAATCACTGATCGTCTTGGTGCAGTAGAGAAGTCACTCGTTGTAAAGAAGGCTTCCGACAGGACCGCAGCAGCGGCCCCGGCCGAGAAGAAGGATATTTGGGCGGATCGCTTCACCGTTCGATCACTTTAATAAAGAAAGGAGTTGAAATACAAACAAAATGGCTGATGAAATTCTAGAAAAGGCTGGAGAAGTTCTTTCCGGTTACACCGGTGGATCTCCTCTTTCAAACTCAATGGCAAGTTCGTCTGGTCTGCTTAACGCAGAGCAGGCAGCACAGTTCATTGACTACATGTGGGATGCAACGACCCTTGCAAAGGATGGTCGTCGTATCACGATGCGAGCCAATGAGGTTGACATTGACAAGGTTGCCGTTGGTGAGCGTGTAATCCGCTCTGCGACTGAGGCAAATGGTACATACACCAACGCCCCAGTTACCTTCTCAAAGGTTACGGTTAGCACCAAGAAGATTCGTTTGGACTGGGAGGTTTCTACCGAGTCTGGCGAGGACAGCATTGAGGGCGAAGGAACTGCTGGGCACATTGCTCGACTATTCGCAACTCAGGCTGGTAACGACATTGAGGATCTTGCGATCAACGGCGTCTCTGGTGGACCAACCGCAGGTCTTAACATCATGAACGGATTTAAGAAGCGTTCCGAAGGGAACGCCCACGAAATCGACGCTAACGAGGCTGTTATTGGTCGCGGTGTCTTTGACGCAGCGCTCAAGGCTCTACCTCGTAAGTACAAGGCAAACCGTTCTGCTCTTCGATTCTACACCGGTTCCGGTTTGGTTCAGGACTACCTGACCTCTCTAACCAACATTGGTGAGACTCCTGAGGTTATCGCCGTTGACGTTCTGCGTGGTACGCTTGCTGGTCCTAAGGGTCCAGGTGGCGCTTCATACCCACTTGCCTTCGGAGTTCCTATCGTTGAGGTTCCCCTCTTCGATGAGAACAGGGATGCTACCGCACCTAACGATGACGACTTCCTCGGACACGTAGAGTTGACATTCCCTTCAAACCGCATTTGGGGTGTGAAGAGGGACATCGAGTTCTACGATGAGTTCAAGAAGAAGAAGGACACGACTGAGTACACCATGTACATGCGATTTGGTGTTCAGGTTGAGAACTGGGACGCATACGTTGTTGTAAATGACGTTCGCGTTAAGGGCGCAACCATCTGATAGTTGTTCTTTCACAACTTAATAGGCTGAGGGGCTCTTCGGAGCCCCTCAGTCATTTCCCTGGTATAATAGATATTAGACATTCGAGAGGAGGTTAATATGTCTTTTGAAGATATGACAAAGAAGGAACTTGTAGAGGTCGCTGAGAAGTTCGGCGTAGACCCTGTTGGGACCAAGGCTAAGATCATCGAGGCTCTGGAGGCAGAGGGTGTGACTGACGAGTTCTACCAGAATCTACTTTCCGCCACCACAACGAGCGGTGAGCAGGAGGTCGTTGAGGTAGTTGAGAAGCCTGCGGCCCCGGTACTTGAACCTACTGGTGAGGAGGCAATTGTTCACTACACGGGTAATGGATCTTACAGAGGTCCAGGGATTACCCTGTCTAAGGACAACCCGTTTGCAGTAGTTGACAGTTCGCTAGCAGATGCTCTAATTGCAAAGAATTCTGAACTATTCAGGATCGCGTCAGAGCGCCAGGTAGAAGAGTTTTATAACTGAAAATCCTGAGGAGGCCCCGCTTCGGCGGGGCTTTCTTCTTTTCCCCTGCGTGATATAATTCTAGTATGAATAAGAATAGGGGTGGACAGAGTGATTGAGATTTACGAAGGTGAGCCTACAGTAATCGTGCTGCTAGATGACTCGCACGATTTGGTATCTGTAAAGGCCTATCGATCTATCTTCAACGACTCTGGAAGGCGCGAGGTAGAGGAAATAGAGCCACCTTTCACGAATACGCTTATTTCTAACTCAGCGGCGAGGGAGATCGCCGTTGATGTTTCCGAACTTTCTCAGTGGCCAGCCCCATTCAGGCTTGAAATTCAGTATTACGACGGACCGACCCTTAGAACCGTAAAGAACTCATATGACGTTGTTACTCAGTATGCTGGAGTAGAGGACATTGCTATTTCTGGAAACGTATCGATAACGGATACATTCGCTCAGAACTACCAGCCGTGGACGGTTGTGAGGGAAATGGAGTCTCTGGCTCGCAGAACCGTAGAGGCCTTTACTGGTATCAGTTTCGGCAGAAGGTACAAGAAGGTCCAGGTTGACGCCTCTGACTCGACCTCACTCTACCTAGACGAGGAACTTTCATGGGTAGGCGCGGTATTCCATGACGAAGAAATGATCTATGGCCCAGGGCTAGACTCAACAGTAAACATTTCAGATACAGGTCGCCTAATTGAGGTTTATGACTCGTCAGGCGACAAGTTTGGATTCCCAAGCGGATTCAATTACTATGTAGTTGGAATCTTTGGGCCAGAAGAGGTGCCCTACGACGTTGAACTTGCCACCAAGCAATTGGCAATTTTCTACCTATGTGCAGACTCGTCAACGATGAATAAGTACGTCGAGCAGATCAAGTTTGGTGAGTCTGCCGTAAAGACGAACAGAATGGCTTTTACTGGTACTGGCCTTAGATCGGTTGACCTCCTGCTTGATCACTACAGATTTCATAGGTACAAACTTATATGACGATCTACGGGTGCAGTACGTCGTCTAGGTACTCTATGTCGGCAATGCTCCTGGAGGAAAGCGTCAGCCAGGATGCAGATACTGGAGAAATCGTCAGGGAGTTTGTCCTAACAGAGCCATTCTGGTGCTATGCAACAGGAATCGTTGCATCTGGAAAGGACACTCCAGGAACCTATGAGCGCTTTGCGTCAATGGGGCTTTACTCATCTACAGATATGGTGAGAATGTACACAAGCGGATCTATTCCAAAATCAGCAAAGGTTACGTGGATTGTTGACAGTACCGGCCAGGCATTTGCTGAGGACGGTGGAGATCCGACCATTTACGATGCAAATGGATCGACCCCGGTAGTGGACGCATACGGAAGAATCATGGAGTATGTGACAATGCTTACCAGATCTGAGGTTCAGGATGCCTCGCAACTCTAACATAGAGATCCCTATCAGGATCCTTGATAGCCATAACAAGATCGTCCAGCGCGCTGGCTCAAAGGAGTCTAAGGAGCGCGTAAGCCGAAAGGTCTTTGATGCGCTGAGGCAGCAGTTCTATGACAGAACAGATGCACGCGCTAGGTCGAACCCCGCCTCACTTCATCATGTTTATGAGTGGGGTAAGCCTGGAGATCCTTCTGCTAGGCTGTACAAGTTCACTTCGCGCGGTAGGGGGACTGGAGCATTTGAAGTTTCTTACGACTACCTTGAGTCGAGGGAGCCAAATGTCAACGGAGACGTATTTGCTGAAAAGGCGAGGGTAATGGAGGAAGGAATCCCAGTTACAATTGCACCAGTAAACTCAGAGCGACTAGCCTTCGAAGTCGATGGTGAAATGGTGTACACTGCTGGACCAGTAACCGTCACAAACCCAGGTGGAGACGCCGTGAGAGGCTCTCTAAGACAGGAGTTTATGTCTGTGACAACTCCCTCGGCCCTGGCGCGCAATGCGAAACTACAGGAGATTTTCAAGACTGAAATGAGCAGGGTTATGTCGCAGATTAGGAGGGCGCGTGGATGAGCAAGTATGATATCAGTCCAACTGATGACTTGAGGAAGTGGCTGTGGAATGAGATGCAGGCTAATGATATCGTAGATGCATCGCAGTATTCCATCACCGGCCTTGGAAACATCATCCCTATTGTGCCCGTTCAGCAGCAGCCAGAACTCATCGATAAGATTAAGGGTCTGCCATTCATTACCTACGACATTGTGGGTGAGCCAGTTCCTTCTGGAATGTGGTACATCACCTGTGAACAGGTTTTGTTTACCGTATGGTGTGAGGACTTTAAGACGGCCAGAGCGCTCAGAAATCTAATGTATGACCTTTTCCGCCGTCAGGACGATTCGGCCAGGGACCTAAATGAGGTTAGAACTACAGACCTCTCCTACCTAAACGTCACCGTAGTCGATAACAGATGGATTAATGGTGAGAGGTCTCAGACTGGACGCCTGGCATTTGACATGATTATCGAGGTAAAGTACGTGCGTGATTTATCACAGAATGGCCGCTTTTCCTAATCCAGGCTGTGGTACCATAGTCATGAAGCGATCTACCACTTCAAATTAGAAAGGTAGGTGAAAAACAAATATATGGCTACAACAGTAGATAACATCATTCAGGGTGCCGCGAGAATCTTCATGGCACCCAAGGGCGAGCCAATGCCTTCCGGCGTTGGAAACACAGCAAGTTACAGCACAATTGCTGGTAACTGGACTGACGTAGGATTCACTTCCGAAGGACTTGAACTTACGGTTGAGCCTGACTACCTTGACGTAGAGGTTGACCAGTTGCTGGACTCAGCCGCTCTATTCAAGACTTCGCAGAGGGTTACTCTGACCACATCTTTTACTGAGTCAACTCTTACTAACCTAGCGTTCGTTATTGGGCAGGCATCTGGTACAGTTGCTGACGTTTCTGGTGCGCCAACCGCAAATACCGCTGGTGCAGTAAAGGCTCTAACGGTCAGTGGAGGTTCACTTGGATCTGCACCGCTTGAGAGGGCTCTGTTTGCCGTTGGTCCTGGACCTCGTGCAAACACCACTTCATCGATGTTCTCAGAAAGGCTTTACTATGTTCCACGAGTTATTTCGGCTGAAACCGTAACGACTGGAGTTAAGCGCAATGAGGCGTCTGTGTTCCCAGTTACCTTCCGCTGCCTTCCTGACTCAACTCAGGTTAACCAGGAGTACGGACAGGTAGTTGACAGGCTCTACGGAACCTGATAAAAAGACTTAAAACTTTAAAAACGAAAGGAGGAAAAGTAAAGTATGGCTACAGAAACAAAGAACATTGTCGTTGGTGGTGCAAAGGTTTACGTTGCTTCCGCAGTTCCTGACGAGGCGGTAATCACTGGTGCTGCTGGTGGATTTATCGGAAACGTCTCTTACAATGCGGGAGCGGGATCCTCTGGTGCATCTGGTGCTCCGGGAACACTTCCCCTAGTTACAAAGAGCATTGTTGACTCAGCGTCTGCAACTCGTGGACTTCTTGGTTACCTAACCGCATACTCTGGAGAAGAAGTTGGTTTTACCACCGATGGAATTGACCTGGAGATCGCACCTGAGTTCTCCGACGTTGAGGTTGACCAGTTGCTCGACGCAGCAATCATCTTCAAGACGGGACAGAAGGTTTCCTTCAAGACCTCGTTTGCCGAGGCGTCGTTGAAGAACCTTGCGAGAGCCGTTGGTCGCCCAGATACTGACGTAACTCAGACTGGTGCAACTGGTGCTGCAAACACAAGGAACACTTTTGGTCTTCGTGCTGGAGCCCTTGGAGACTTCCCTTCTGAAAGAAGGATTATCGCAGTTGCTAACGGCCCTCGTGTCGGAGCAGTAACTGGATCAGAAAGAATCTTTGAGGCTTTCCGTGCAATTTCTGTGGAGTCGGTTGGTGTCGCAATTAAGCGAAACGAAGCAACCGTTTTCCCAGTTTCCTTCCGCTGTCTGCCCGCCTCTGGTGGCGCTTACATGAAGATTGCTGACAGGCTTTATGGCTAATCCATAAGGAGGTTACCATGTGCAGTGGGGAGGCTACGGCCTCCCCACTGTTCTTTTGTCCCATTTTGGTGATATAATGAGTTTAGCCCTACGAAAGGAAAATGATGGCAAAGACAGTTTACACCCCAGAAGAAGTCACCCTAGAGGATGGACTCGAACTAACAATTAAGCCTCTTTCAATTGCTAAGTTGAAGAGGGCTATGGCGTATCTAGAGGATTCTGGAGACGACGACGCGGAGGACATGAACTCTGGTCTCGACTTTATTCTAGGCCTTACCCAGAAGTGCGTTGGACACCTACTACCGGAGGACTACGACCTGGAGGAGAACCTCGACACCGTGACAGCGAAGAGGATTATTCTCGTATCTACAGGCATTGATTTTGATGACCAAAATTTAATGATAGCGGCAGCAGCGGGAGCCGCACAAAGTGGAGCGAAATAGATCTGACTGAATTAGAGGGAGAGGTTTTCTTACTAGGCCACTGGAAGAATTACGAGGAACTAGAAGAGGCCCTCTCCCTTGAGGAACTTACAACCACATTAGATGCAATAAGAAGGAAGGAGGGGAGAGAACAAAGATTCCACGCGGCGATCCAGGGAATCGATCTGAACGAAGATGGAAAGACTGAGACTGAAACACAGTCTGAGTTCGAAAAGATTTGGTCAGAGGGTACAGGGGTCGAGCCAGAAACGCAGGCTGAAAGGCTAGGCGGAATTGGAATTTCATTTAGCACACTAGATGGATAGACATAAGGTATTAATTGAGTATTCGGCAGACGTAAGCGGTTACGCTGCCCAGGCCGCAAGGATGCGTAAGGAGATTGACAAACTTAACGCATCCATTTTGGCATCTCAGAATGCTGCACAGACGGCATCCCTTGGAACTATCAACCGTACTTTCTCCTCTGATCTTAAGGGCATGCGCTCTTGGTCTACCGGCATTGTTTCCATGGAGAACGGCGCTGTGCAGTTGGGTAAGGCAATTGAGCGTAATAACCTTACCATGCAGAAGCAGGCCTCTCTTCTAAAGGACTACCGCCAGAATGCAGTAGGCGCTCGCGGAGCGATTTCCGAACTTGCTAAGGAGCAGGTTCGTATGTCCCGCTCCGTTGTTTCTTTCTACCAGGACCAGCAGGGCAAGCAGCAGGCTAGAGTTTCAACACCTCTAGGTGTTAACATGAATGACGCAGCAACCAGGACGGCCGTTGCGACTCAGGAAATGAAGGCTTACAACCGAATCCTCATGCAGAACGCTGAGTCAACAATTAACTGGGGTAAGAACACCCAGTGGGCTGGTCGCCAGATCATGGTCGGTCTTACCGTTCCTATGATGATGTTTGGCGCGGCAGCAAAGAACGTATTCGTAGACGTTGATAAGGAACTAACCAAACTGGGTAAGGTTTACGGCTCTGGAATTCAGGGAGCCAGCATGGAGGCAATCAACCAGATTAAGAGTCAGGTTCAGTCGCTAGGTGAGGATCTGGCTCAGCAGTGGGGTGTATCTCTAAAGGATACAGCCGAACTTGCTGCACAGGTAGCGGCAACCGGTAAGGAAGGAAATGACCTCCTTGTATCAACAAGGGAATCAATGCGCCTATCCGTTCTTGGTGAAGTTGATAGGCAGACCGCTATGCAGGCAACCCTATCCTTGCAGAACGCATTTAAGATTAGCAACGCTGATCTTGCATCCTCTATTGACTTCCTTAACGCCGTTGAAAACCAGACTTCAACGAGCCTGGAGGATCTGACCACTGCAATTCCCAAGGCGGGCCCGGTTGTAAAGGCTCTCGGTGGAGACGTAAAGGATCTAGCCCTATTTATGACAGCCATGAAGGAGGGTGGAATTAATGCAGCCGAAGGCGCTAATGCCCTAAAGTCCGGTCTTGCATCGATCATCAATCCAACTAAGCAGGCCCAGGAAATGGCAAAGGGCTACGGAGTAGACCTTGAAGGAATTGTTGAGACGAACAAGGGCAAGTTGCTCCCAACAATTAACGCTCTACAGAAGGCTCTCATGGGCCTTGACGAGTTTAGCCGATCAAAGTTGATCGAGAAGTTGTTTGGTAAGTACCAGTACGCTCGTATGTCTGCGCTGTTTGAAAACCTTAACAAGCAGGGTAGCCAGACTGAGCAGGTTTACGAATTGATGGGTGCTTCTGCTCAGCAACTCGCTGCAAACTCACAGCGAGAAATGGATCGTATGACAAATTCAGTAAGCATGAAGTGGCAGCGCGCGGTAGAAACGTTTAAGGCCAAAATTGTTCCAATTGGTGCTATTATCACAAAGACTTTCACGGCGGTGCTGAATGTTGCCTCTAAGTTGTTTGAAGCGTTCGACGCACTCCCAGGTCCAATTAAGGCGATCTTCTCGGGTCTAACTGGGCTCGCTGCCCTCGTTGGTCCATTCCTTATGATCATTGGTATCTTTGGTAACTTCATTGGACAGTTGAAGAAGGGCTGGGCGATGTTGCGCGGTAAGCAGGGGGGAATGTTCTCTATGCTTACGCAGGACGTTGTAGCAGCAGAGGCAGCAACCTCTCGCCTTGTTAATGCACAGTTCGATGAGAAGGCTGCTCTCGCTGAAATTAACGCTGTAATGGAAAATCAGATTCAGTTGCTTAAGGCCCTTGCTAACGCACAGGATGGCGCTGCGGCGAGTTCAACGAAAATGGTTTCTGCTGCAATGGCTGCAACCGGTCCAGGCGGAAGCATGCCTCATCTTCCGATGGGTTATGACATGGCCAGAAGAAGAATTTCAGACCAAATGAACTTCAAGGACGTTGTTCTTAATAACCCAGAAGCGGCAGGCCACTATGTGACAAACGCCAGGGGAGCGCAAAAGAAGGTTCTAGATTCTATTTCTGGAATCGACATCGGTGGAGTAGATAGTGCGGTGCAAAGATTTGCTGCTGGCCTCGGTGCGGGCGGAAAGATTGACATGAAGGCTCTAGTTGATCAACTAGATAAGGACTTTGAGGCTGCACTTGGAGATAAAACTCACGCAAGGCGTTCAAGGTCTGTTCTAATGGAGTCTATGGGATTCTCCGAACACGTTCACCCAGAGGATCGACGCATGATCGCTCAGTTCAACGAGGAGGTAGCGAACCAAATCGTGAAGCGACAGCCTGGAGAAAGTGATACAAACTATGATAACAGGTTAAGGTCTGAGGGTAGGAGGAGGGCTGACATTTACGGACCAGTAACTGCCCAATTCGTAGCAAAGGGTGGGTCCGTGTCCGATGCCGCACTTGGAACCCAAATGGCCCACGTTACACCGTTCTCAGAGGCTCCTAGGCAGGTCCTACAACTCCCTGGAACTACCGTTGACAACCAGCACGGCAGCGCATCAGTCATGTCAGAAGCGGAAAGATTAAGGGTTCTGCAAACTAGGTCTGGCCTAGTCGGATTCCAGGCTGCTTCTATGGCAAAGTTGATTTCAGAAAATCCAGAGGCTGCACTGTCGGTTAACAATAGCGCCGTTAAGGGTAAAGATGTTAACGATATGTACAAGCAGGCAACCATGGAAAAGATGATGGAGCAGTTTAAGTTGGCAGAGGCTGAGGCTGAAAGGCTCGGCATCTCCATCCGTGAAGTTTTCCAGATGATGGCCAGGCAGGGCGCAGACGCTGCTGCGGCTGCCGCATCGGATGTCGAAGAAGGGTCAAAGAGATCAGCGGAAGCGACGGCAGCACACGTAAAGGCAGAGAACGAACTTTCCGCTGCTAGGGATAAGGCCACTAAGTCTGTTATGAGCCAGAGGGCTGCCCTAGCAGAACTGAGTTCTGTCAGCAAGATGCCGAATAACCTTGGACTTAGCAAGTCTCTCAATAAGTACAGAGAGATACTTGCTAACCCAATTGGTGATCGTGCCGTTCCTGCGTTAAGAGCGGATCTCGAAAAGTTGGATCAGGTTATTGCGAGCCATGATATGAGCCCAGAGACGAAGCAGTTTGCTGTTAAGTTGCGTGCTGCAATTACTGCCGCCCTGAATGCCTCTGTTGATAGACTTGCCGTAAAGGACGTTAGGTCGGCAGAGCAGCAGACTAGGGCGCAAATGCGTTCAGCAGAGATGAGCCTAGAGGCCTCTAAGGGCATCCAGAGGGGTGCTGAGGAAATTCAGCAGGGCGCAAAGACGATCCTCGCATCTGCTGAACTTGAGGCTGGAGCGAACGCCCAGGAGAACGTTATGTCGCATGAGCAGGCCGTCGGCGGCGGAAGTAGGATGTCGAGGTACGCTCAGTCGGCAGAAGGCCAGACCATGGGAATTGGTATGGGTGCGATGGGCATCGGAATGCTTACTGGAAATGAGAAGGCTACTCAATTTGGAATGATGGCTTCTGCCGTTAGCATGGTTACAATGGGGCTAACCGCAATGAGTGGCCCGCTGACAAAGTTTGGCACCGCCATTAAGATTGCTGCACTAGCATCACTAGAGGCTGCTAGAGGCTTTAAGGCAGGCGGCGTTGCTGGTGCTGTCTCTGGTTTCAGTGGAAAGATCTCGGCATTGTCAGGAATGTTCAATCCAGTAACGGCTGGACTAACGGCGCTTGCGGCAGGGGCTTGGCTCGCTTACAATTCATGGAAGGATGCAAAGGAGAGGCGCGAGCGCGAGGAAAGGGCTGGAACTCCAAAGTGGGGAATCATCGGCGTGCAGCCAATGGACCTCGACTCACTGGTATCAAAGGATACACTCAATCCAAAGCAAAGGGCAGATGCAAGGTCTGCATACGAGTCAAACAATGACGCCAAGTCGGTTGTTTCTGATGTCAATGCCGTAAATGAAGGATCTAGCGATGCAACAAATACAAAGAAAATCGACATGTTCGAGAGGTCATACAGGACAAACCTAAGAGGTGTCCAGGCTGCTTACTCGGGAGACGAACTTAAGGTCGAGACCGATAAGTTAAACGCTCTGTACTCTGTTATGGCAGAAGAGGCAAAGGTTGTAGATCAGTGGTCTGCAATTAAGGAGCGCGGAAAGACTGACACCATGTCTGTAGTTACAGACCGTATGCGTGACGCAAGGGCAATTCAGTTAGAGGCAGAGAAGGCCATCTACGGCGGGCTCGATGCTGGAATTGATTTTGCAAACAAGCACGGAGGTAAGTCTCCAGCCGCTGCCGTTGCAGAGATAGGCCCAGAAGTAAAGGCCGCTGCGAACCAACTTGGTAAGGAGTTTGCAACTGAATTCTCTGCCGCTGCGGGGTCCGGTGATAAGACTGCTGCCGCAGAAGCCCTTATCGGGGGCCTAAAGAACATTGATGAGTTGTCGAAGATTGGCGTTTTGAATGAAACCACATGGAATGAATTTACTAGCGCCGTAGGTCAAATCTCTCCAAAACTTGCTGAGGCTCTAGGAACATGGGATCAGTTTAAGGCAACGGGCCAGGACGTAAGCACGATCCTTGCCACAATTGCAGGTCAAATTGGATCCATTCCTAAGGAAGTTCTAATCAAACTAACATTTGATCAGCAGTCGTCACTTATTACTCAGTTCGGTATTTTTGATCAGGCTACAAATGCGGCTAACTCCTACATTGACGCCCAGACAAAAGTTAAGTCAGTAGAAGAGCGAATTGGCGAAAGTTATGACTCCAGGCTTAAGGGCATGGAGAAGGCTGATAAGGCCGCTCAGAGAGCGCACGAAGCGGCGACGGAAGCGCGAAAGGAAGAGACCGATGCCATCCAAGAGTCTATCGATGGCAAGCAAAAGGAAATCGATAAGGTCCAGGAGAATATCGATAAGATTGAGAAGGAGCGCGAGACAAAGAAGAAGGCCCTGGAGGACGCAAAGAGCGCATCTGACTTCTACCGTAGCCAGGAGCAATTGCAGGTTGATTACTACGACGCACTCGCTCGTGGAGACGACGTTGCCGCAACAAAGGCCGCTACTGATATCACTCAGGGTCAGGCAGACTACCAGTACACGCAGGCGCAGGACGGCCTTGACAAGCAGTACGATGGTAAGGTCAGCGTACAGCAGAAGAAGATCGATGGAATCCAGGCCGAGATCGATAAGCAGAAGGAAAAGATTGACTCAATCAATAAGGTTGGGGAGGCAGAGGACAAGGCGTTCCAGAAGGCACAGCAGCAGCGCCAGGATGAAATAGAGGCATTCAAGGAGAACAAGGCTCAGTTCGTGGCCGCGCAAAAGGCTAGGGCTACCGCTGCGTACAATGCTGAGAAGTCGATTCGTGACGAGGCTGTTAGAACTGCACAGAATCAGATTGACGAACTCGACAGGCAGGCCCGTGAGGGCAAGTTGAGCCTTGCCGATGTTACATCTGCATCTAAGGGAATCGCAAAGGATCTACAGGCTAAGTTGGGATGGAGCGATTCCAAGACCGCTGAGTTTGAGAGCAGCATTACATCCTCCCTGATTGACGCATGGAGAGGCGTACTGAACGTACTCGGAATTAAGGATGCAGCATTCGAGGCTAGGGCTAAGAAGTTGACAGAATCTGCATCCGCAAACCAGGGAAGAAATGCGGCACCAAACGGAGGGCTCAACGTTCCAAAGGTACACACTGGTGGATTTATCGGAGGTAAGGATGCCGCTAGCGCTGGTCTAAGCAGAACCGATGAAGTGCATCGCATTCTTCAAACCGGAGAATTTGTTGTTCAGCGCAAGGCGGTTCAGAAGTACGGAAAGGACTTCCTACATCGAGTAAACCAGGGATCTCATTCAGAAGGAAAGGGGTCCCCAGGCGTAAACGGTGGAGGAGCCCTCCAGATGATTGCGAACAGGGCTGGCAGGGATAAACTGGCAGAGAAGGTTATTAAGTTTGCACAGGATGACTATTTCCCGAAGGCTGCAAAGGCCAAGTACGGGACGCCTGGTGGAGGGGCGAACCTTGTTCCGAACCTTTGGAGTGGAGTTGATCTTCCTGGTGTAACCCCATTTGCTCAGGCTGCGGTTGCTCGCTCTATGAACGACTTTGTAAACGAGGTCGGTTACTGTTTGCGTCAGGTTCGCACATGGCTCAACGTTCCAGGAAAGTACGGGTCTGCCGCAATCGCATGGCAGCATGCAGGCAGGAAGCACCAGAATGCTTCCCCTAAGATCGGAGCCCCCGTTTTCTGGGAGGGTGGGTCTAAGGG